TGCTCTTCCTTAGTAGCAACAGCTTGAGCATTTTTAAATCTATTACTTATCTGATTTAAATTTTGTTGCTGACTATCTATAAAGGCATCCCACTCACTCGGCGTTCTGTCTGAAGGGACTTTTGTAGAGTATTCCTGCAACTTAGCATACGCTTCAGGCATGGTTTCACTGCTTGTAGCTAAATTTAATATTTCAGTAGAAACTTTTTGATCATAAATTGCTTTGTCTAAAGTTGCGGTTTTGCCTGCAACATCATAGGTAGGATCAATTAATTTAATAGCTTCCATTTCATTAATGGCAGTTTGACGTTCTGCCGCAATTACGTCTTCGCCTACACCAGAGTCAACCATTTGCAAAACAGATTTAGCACTTCCTTCTAGCCCAGCTAAATGTTTATCCGTATTTCTTTTGTCTTCGGCTATATCATATTGCTCTTGTATCTTTAATTGATGCCCAAGCGCCCTTCCGGCAATAGAGTCATTTACTCTAGCTTTAATTTCAACATCGTTAATTGTTGCAAGAGTTGATTGCTGATAAAGTTTAATTGCAGCTTCAAAGGCAACAGGGTCTCCTGCGTGTTCAACAGCGGCATTTTCTACTGTATCTCTAATTTCAGTGTTTAATGAAGTTAGATAAGCATTAGAGGCTTTTCGACCTTTTATAGCAAGAGCTTGTTGAGCAGCTTGATTGTACTGGGCAGAACCAATTTTGTAGTTAGCCATTTCTGGGGCTTCTAACACTTCACCAGTTTGCGGGTCTATCTTACCAGCACCCTCCTTAACGGCCTGTTTGCCTTGCTCTGCCCTTTCAGCTGTAACCATAGGCTTTGCTATAGATAGGCTAGTATCGGCTATAGTTTGGCCTAAACCAGCCAATGCTCGCATCTTGTCAGCTTCAGATGTATCTAAAGCAGTAGGAGTAAACTTGCCGTAAACACCAATTCTTTGTTGTCGAGGTTGTTGAGCCATTATTAAATCCTGTTATTTAACGTAAGGGGCTATGTCGCCAGCGCCTGACAGTAGTGTACCAGCAGCAGCATACTGACTTGCTTGTCTAGCAGCTTTGCCTTGACGACGAAGTTGAGCTTGTTGAAGTCGATCAGACAGCCCCATCATGCCCTCACTTAACGATATGTTTTCTGCGCTCTCTAAGGCGATACTAGACGGAGTTCCCTCTGCCTTGATACCTGATACCCCTAATCCTACAACATTGGCTGCAAGGGCTGCATTGAGCTTCTGCTGGCGTTCTAGTTCACGACTCTCAGCGGCTAGACGTTCTTGCTCTGCTTGAGCTTTAAGTGCTGCCTCTTGTGCCTTACCTGCCTCAATTTGACCGTAAGCAGAAATAGCTGTTCCTGCCACAGATACTCCAATTAAAGCACCTGCTGCTGCACTTACGCCAAGTGCGCCCGATATAAAAAATGCCATTCAACTAACCTCTTGCTCTACTAGAGCTGCTTCTATTTCTTTAATATCTGTTAAGTGCGTAGGATGAAATGTAATCCAAGTACACCCTGTTGCACTATATATAACACGTTGAGTACCTGGAATGGTTTCCCCCAAGTACGGAGCTTTAATGCTTTCTCTTTCAGTGGTGCTTGATACTTCACACTCGCCAGAAACAACGCTGTAAAGATGCTTACTTTTATGCGTAGCTCCCACAACAATACTTCCGGCTGGCATTACCATTTCTCTTGCATACATCCCATCAGAGAAGTGGTGCCTTATTTCTATATCTGGCTTTGGAAAATCTTTCATTATTTCCTGCAACTGGTAAATACTATCTTGGGTTGCAACATTATTCACGAAGACTCAACCTCATACTGAATAGATTGTATGTGGAATGGCGTACCATCTGGCACTGTAATCTCTGGAACTACCTCTGTATTCCAACCATTACCACCTCTGTTATCCTCTATGATACCAGTTTTAGGAGTGAAGGAGGTGTTTAGAGGCGTGTAAGGGGTTTCTCCAAATTGCCTAATAGGAACAGGATTGCCATCAATATAGATGCCAGCAGACTCCAACACTCGGATGTTCATGTTAGTAATCTTTTTGCGCTTCATAATATTCTGACCACTGCGAGTGCCAGGATTTGTATTAAGAGGCATAGTCTTTACTTTAACTGGAAAGCCTAATCCAACCTCTAAGTCTCTTGTACCAAATCCAGCAAGCTCTGCGGCAGTAATAGTAATTCCTACAACGCCACTAACAAGGCCAGCTACGCGCTTAGGCAGTACATCGCCATCAGCTAAAACACTTACTTCATATCCGTTAAGCCTGTTGCCCAGCTCTACTACAACGTCACTACCTGTTTCTGTTACAGTAGTTTTTATACCAGACTCTAATAAATGGTCAAAGCTCCATCGTTCAATATCATAGTAGTCACTGCCCCCTGCTTCACGATAAACAATCATGTAAAGGTCATCGGAAACAGTAGCGCAAGATTTAATTAAGTTTTTTTCAGATGCAGTAGTAGCGTCAGCAAAAGGAGTCCACCTTGTAAAGCCATTAATGTCTTGCGATCTCATGGTGTTAAGGACTGCACCAGTACCATCTTCGTTTACAATAAATGCCCAATTAGCGTCCTCTGTAGTGTTACCTAACAACAACGCCATATCAACAGGGTTGTTAATCAACTGTGAAGACAGTACAGATATGTCAGCAGAAGTGTAAGCATCCTCGTTAAAGTTAAATACGAATTGGCGTAAGGTCTTGCCATTCTTATCTACAAACAATGTAGCGCCATCAACAGACTGAGCCTCAAGGTTCGCCGACCCATGCTGTGTTTGCGACACAACCGTAATGTTTGCTGGGGTTTGACCCTTGACCAAAAACTCAGCTCCAGAACAAAAGACTTGCAAGCCTCTATCTGGGTTAATATCGACAATGTCAGTTAAGTTTCGTGAATCAATAGTTACAAATATGCCTTCATCATCCTCTCCCTCTTCAGAAAAGAAGTCAAAGAAGTTGCCAGCTCTACTTGCAAATATGCTTTGCTTTTTAGATTTTGTTCCCCCAAGCCACAGTCGTCCTTCATGGAATACGCCCTGTCGAGGGTAGCCTCTAGTTGCAGACCATGCATCTTCAGTTCTTGGTGAACCTTGAGGTGTAATAATTTCAAAAGCTAATTTGTCACTAGCACTGCCAGACACAGGGTATCCACTAAACAACTTGTAGTCATTAGCAGACGAGTCACGCATTGTAATTGTGTATGTCTTGGCAGCAGTTCTTTCCACTGAAATGCCATCAAATCCAAACACAGGCATTTCTTGCAAGTTTTTCTGCAAATTAAATGCAGTAGATGCTTGCTCATCCGTACTGGTATCACCTGTCCAAACAATATCCTTGCTTGTAACGCCATTAACATTTACCGCATATCTCTTCCCATCTTCAAATCCAGAGGCAGTCATAACTTGTTGCGCTCTTACAGGGGCAGGGCTATCGCTATCGTTGTAATCAAACTGTGGCACATTAGCAAATGGAATGTCATCTACAACAAAAGAGTTTATATTGTCTAGTCCATCAAAGATAATCCGAATGGGCGGATAGTCCTCTTGGAACATTAACATCACACCTTCAGTCTGGGCATCCTTAACTTCACTGATTTTGTTTGCAGCATACGGAACAACAACATCAGAAACATACACTGTGTTTGCACTACCGGCGTGTGGAGTTCTATAAAAACGCAAATTACCAGCAGTTAATATTGCCAAGTAGTTTTGATCAGGGCCATATTCCCAATCAAATGCTTTTCCTTCGGTAATGCCTGAGCCTTCTTTTTTAAAACCGTATTCGCCTATACGAACAACAAAGTCTTGAAATGGAACGCCTGACGCAATAGAAATTTTTAATCGCCAATATCTTTTTGTGAGTACACTTCCAGGAGTATCAAGTCTAAATCTAAAGTTCTGGGCATTAGTATTGTTTATGCTAAAAGTTGTAAGCTGAGTATAAGTTGTATCATCCTCAGAATGTTCCAGTATTCCGCCAAAAGTATAATCATTTGAACCAGACTCTGCCGACCCTGTATAAACTGCAATAATATTCCTAATGTCTATGAAGGTCTGTGACCAAGTAGATGCCGTAGCTCCAAGGTCATACTTAGCTACAACAGTACCAATGCCAACACTTACATCTGTTTGACCATAGGTAGCATCATTGCCATCATTCATCTTAGCGCCTTCTACAGCCTCTTGACCTGTAGGTGCTGCTGGCATAGTAGGATTAATAGCAGATTGACGAGTCAATGCTCGAACAATGCTTTCCACAAACTGTGTTCCAGGTCTACGCTTAACGCCACCTTGAGGAACAATAACTACATTCTCAGCGGTCTCAGCGCCTTTGTAGTATTGCTCAAGATCGGTACGGCCTTTAAGTAATGGTGACAACTCACCACTAGCAAAGCTGGTTTGTTGAAATTGTGACTTAGGCATTAGTACCTCACGTTAATAAATGGTTGATCCTGAATTGCTGTTTGAGGGTGCTGCTGTGAATCAGTGTAACGAGCCATACGACTAGCGTTCAAGTATTGCTGGGCTAGTAGTTGCATAGAAGACGCACTGTCACGAATAGATGGAGCAAAGTCCATAGCTAAAGCATACTCAATCATTTTAGCAAAGTATGCAGGCCATTCTGTTTCAGACACATTAGCAATATAATCGCAATAAAGATTGCCGCTATAGTTGCAGTAAACTTTGTCGCCAAGAATTTGGTAGTTAATGCTAGGACTTAATTTAATAAGGGTAAGCATATCAGCAGGAAGCTGGTATACAGATTGCCACTCCGTACCAATAGGGGTAGTTGCAGTTAAACTCAGTTGAGCTTGCTTGCGAGCAAAGCCCCAACGGAATTTAGATAATTCGTTTTGTACAATGTTATCGTACAAGTTACTGGCTACAGTCTCAGCGCGAGAGTTGCCTGATAAAGATGTTATAGGCAGGTCGCCAATTAGAATGAGAGCATTAGAAATTAGCTGTATCTTACTTGCCATAATAAACCTTTATTTGTAAAGAAAGGGGCCACCGGAGCAGCCCCATTCAGTTTTACTACTTACGCAGTGATTACTACACCAGCGCCACAAACAACAGTAGTACCGTCATTTGACTCAACGTATGAAATACGTCCAGTAGGAGTTCCACCAGTAGTACCAACAAT